GATCGCATTTTTTACGTGCAATTTTGAGTTTTCAGGCAATTATGAAAGGTAAAAAGAAAACACCGGATGCTTTAAAAGTTCTTAAAGGGACTGATCAACCCTGTCGGATGAATAAGGATCAGCCTAAATATGAAGTTATAATCAAGGCACCTTCAGCGCCCAAGTGGTTTACGCCATTGGGAAAGAGGATATACAGAGATACAACCCGGCAATTGATTGCTACCGGTGTGCTGCAAAGCGTGGACATGCAGATGTTGATAGCTTATTGCAATGTTTATGCATTGCATTTACAGATTGAGCAGGAGTTGAATGTCTCTTTATCAGGGCGGTTGCAGACCATTGAAGGTAAACATGGTGAGCATAAAGATATTGCTCCATTGCAGCGAATATCTGATATGGCGCTAAAAAGAGCACAATCTATCGCAGCTGAATATGGTCTGACTCCTTCCAGCCGGACCAGAGTATCTGTGAAGAGTGGCATTACTGAGGATCCCTTTGAATTATTTCTCAACGAAATCAAGCTATTGAAAGGTAGATCACAATGAGTAAGCTTACGGTACCGGAAATATATGTCGAAGATGTCTTATCAGGAAAACTGATAGTAGGTAAGTTGATAGCCCTTGCTGTTCAACGGCATGTCGATGATCTGAATAATGCCCACCTGCGTAGTTTATATTTTTCCAAAACTGCAGCCTTGCATGCCCTTAGTTTTTTTAAGTTCATTAAACATTCCAAGGGTGAGTGGGCTGGTAAAGAATTTGACTTAGCGCCTTGGCAACAATTTATTTTATGGGTTTTATTCGGATGGTTTAATAAAGATGGTAGCCGGCGATACCGCTACGCTTACATCGAAGTAGCGCGCAAAAATGGTAAGACAACCCTGGCTGCAGGGATTGGAAATTATCTTTTTATAGCTGACGGTGAGCCAGGCGCCGAGGTTTACTCTTCAGCCACGTCCAGGAATCAAGCAAAAATATGCTTTAATGAAGCGCGCAACATGGTTAGGGCCAGCCCTGCACTGAAATCACGGGTGACAGTTTACCAACATAACATGCACATCATTGCAAATGCCTCGAAGTTTGAGCCTATTTCATCCGATACGAGAAAACAAGAGGGGTTAAATCCACATGGTGCTATCATCGATGAGTATCATGTTCACAAAAGTACGGAGATGTACGATGTGATCAAGTCGGCACTCGGTGCCAGGAGATCCCCGCTCATTCTGATCATCACGACTGCAGGATTTGAAAAGGAAAGCCCCTGTTACCGGTTGCGGAAAACCTGCATCGATATTCTCTCCGGTATTAAGCACCAGGACAATATGTTTGCCGCAATATTCACACTGGATGAAGATGATGACTGGCAGAATGAAAAGCTATGGAAGAAATCAAACCCTAACCTCGGAATATCCGTCGGCTTGAAGTACCTCCAGGAGGAATATCAAAGTGCAATGAATAACAGAGGCACGGAGGAGGTTAATTTCAAAACTAAAAACCTGAACATCTGGACCGATGCTGCTAAGGTTTGGATACCTGATGACATCTGGATGAAGGGTGCACTGGAAATTAATGAGAAAAAACTAATCGGAAGAGAGTGTTATATGGGCCTTGACCTCTCTGAAAAGTATGACATTGAAGCTCTGGTACTGCTGTTTCCACCTACCGGTGATGATGATAAGTTCACCATCCTGCCATATTTCTGGATCCCTGCTGAAAAAGTAAAGAACAAAGAAGAGGCTGTGGATTATTTACTATGGGAGCAGCAGGGATTTGTGAACATCGTCTCGGGTAATGTGGTGGACGATGACCTGGTGAAAGAGCTGATCATAGCCTGCGCTGAAAAATACGATGTGCGTATGCTTGGCTATGATGACTGGAATTCAAAGAAATTCATTACCGACCTGGGTAAGGCCGGCTTCCCTATCGAAGAAAAGAGCAGTAAGGTATCGCAATATATGTCCACATTGTCATCACCAACGAAAGAATTATACAATATGGTTGTCGATGGTAAGCTGAATCATGGTGGCAATCCGATTTTACGCTGGATGATCGGTAATGTGGTGCTGCGGTATGATACAAATAATAATTATCGCATTGATAAAAGCAAATCATCAGAGCGTGTTGATGGTGTTTCAGCTACCATCAATGCCATCTGTGAGTGGATGACACCACCGGAAGAGGATGCAATTAACAGGATTTACGCTAACAGAGGACTTGACAGTGTTTGAGGATAGGGAAATAAAAGAACTCATTTCCATCGAAGGTTTTGACAAAGCTTTCATGAATAACCTTGCAACTTCTGTAAGTTATGAGGAGGCTTACGAAAAAGTTGAAGCGAAATACAAGTCTATGTTTGGCAAAAGACGATACACAAATTATCACTGCTATCGCAACTCCCGGAGGCGTCGCCTGATGAAACGGTGAGTTCTTAACAAATTAGTGTGGAGAAAAAAGCAACATTGTTGCACTAAAAATGCAACAATGTTGCACCTTAAACGATTTTTTTTATATTACTATTGCGGTGGTTAATTTAAAACCACCGTGAAAAAAGAGTTTAAGATACTCGGAATACCAGTCTATTCCGTTGAAGAAAAGTCAGCGCCACCAGACAATAGCGTTGAAAAACGCAACGATGTTTCTGATGTTGAAAAACGTAACGCCGATGCTGACATCTCTCCTATCCGAAATCCAAAAGAATGGTTACTCGAAGTCCTCGGACAAAAATCCAGCGCCGGTGCTCAGGTCAATGAAAATACTGCGCTGAACTTTTCAGCCGTATGGAGCTGTGTGAGGATACTGTCAGAGACATTGGCAGTTGTACCAATTCATCTTTACAGGATACAGAGCGACGGAAAGTATATCGCTGTTAATCATCCGGTACACAGGTTGATTCACTCTGAGCCGAATCAGATCATGGCATCTTTTGCCTGGCGTGAAACTATGATGGCTCACTGCGCCCTATGGGGCAACGGCTATTCAATCATTCATCGTGACCAATATTTTCAGCCGGCTGAACTTGAACTGGTACCACATCCGACAAATGTAACTCCATTCATTTATAAAAATCGCCTCTATTATCAGATACATGGTTATAATATGCCCTTCCCTTCCGATGATATCTTCCATTTCTACGGACTTGGATTCACAGGCGTTGAGGGTAAAAGTGTGTTATCAGTAGCACGTGAAGCTATCGGATCAGGGCTTGCTATGCAGGAATTTGGCAACCGGTTCTTTGGCAATGGCAGCAATATGGATGGACTTCTGAAAACGGCAGCTGCTTTAAAGCCAGATGTACGTGACCGGATTAGTAAAGATTGGGATGCAAAGTATTCAGGATTATCCAAAAGTCATAAAACAGTTATCCTTGAGGGAGGACTGGAGTACCAGCGTATTGGCATCCCGCCTGAAGATTCGCAGTTCCTGCAGAGCCGGCTTTTTTCCATCGAGGAAATCGCACGGTTCTACCGTATGCAGCTTCATAAACTTCAACATCTGGAGCATGCAACCTATTCCAATATTGAACATCAGGCGATTGAGTTCGTTACCGATACTATGATGCCCTGGTATGTGCGCTTTGAATATGAGTGCAACCGTAAACTCCTCAGCACAAAAGAGAAAAGCGAATATTTCACCAAGTTCAATACCAACGGATTATTGCGTGGCGATGCCCAGAGCCGTGCCATCCTTTACCGGATCATGTCCGATCTTGGTATATATAGCGTCAATGAGATCCGCGAACTGGAAGAAAAGAACTCTATTGAAGGTGGTGATAAGCATCTCGTTCAACTGAATCGGACTGATTTGAAAAATATTGGAGAAATACCTAAAAATTAAAACAATGAAACCAAAGGAGAAATTACCAACCATAGAGCGCAGATATTTTCCGGTATCCGTCACTATCGAAAAGCGTAACGATGGAGAGCCTGATTCGCGCAAAATAGTTCTGTATGCCGCGGCATTCAATAAATGGTCACAGAATTTTGGTGGATGGTTTCGTGAAAAATTTGACCGCAATGCATTCAACAATGTGCTTAACAGTGAAGACACTGTTGCGTTGTTCAATCACGATATGAATCAGGTTCTTGCCCGTAATAAAAACACATTGGCATTGTCAGTTGACGACACCGGACTGAGGTCTGAATTTGATCTACCGAATACGACTCTCGGAAATGATATGCTGGAGTTGGTCAAACGCGGTGATATAAAATTCGGCAGCGTGGCATTTTCCGTCAAAGTGCAGAAATGGGCAAAATCCGAAATACCTACAGAGGTTGAAGAGGACAGGACTATTTTGGAAGTTGAAAAATTATACGATGTATCTCTTGTAACTACACCGGCATATCCTGACACATCAGTGGCCCGTCGGTCATTTGATGAATCCCAGGAGGAAGTTATCATAAAGGATCTCTACGAACAAGAACATCTTGAAGCAGAAATCGAGATATTAAACCGAAACAAATAATCATTAACTAAACAATTTGTAGAAATGAAAACAATTAAAATTTTATCAGCGTTGACCATCATACTTTTTTGTGCCATTGCTTTCGGCGCACTTGGTGTGCATGGACTAATCGGATCAGGGTTGGCGATACTTGCGGTGGCTCCTGTTGCCGGATTCGTATCACTGAAAGAACTGCGCGAAAACCGTGGCGCCCTGGTTAAGGACCTTCAAAAAATCCTGGATACTGCGAAAAAGGAAAACAGAGCCTTCAGTGATGAGGAAAAAACTAACCGGAAAAAGATTAACGATGACCTGGATGCCATGGATACTGAAATAGCGGAGGCTGAAAGAACAGAAAAACGACTTATAGAGGCAGCTGCCATTCATGTCAATGAGTTAAACCATGAAAAGGAAATCAAAGAAGTCCGCAATTATTCATTCATCAAAGCTATACGCAGTCAGCTTACGAATGGAAAACTCGAAGGACTTGAGCTGGAAATGCACCAGGAGGCCGAAAAAGAAGCCCGTGATTCAGGGATAATCCTCACCGGTATCGGTATCCCATCTGCTGTTCTGGCTCATTATAAAAAGAGAGAGAAAAGGGATATGACCGCCACCGGTACGACATCGGTGTCACTCGACCAGGGTGGTATGACAATACAAACGGATGTCATTGGATTCATTGAGGCCTTGCGTGCAAAGATGGTTGTTGCACAGGCAGGCGCTCAGATGCTTACCAATCTCGTTGGTAACATCGATTTACCCGGAGCCAATGCTGTTGCCACCGGCACATGGGAAGGTGAAAATGATGATAACGCTGAAAGCTCACCGACGGTACGTAAAGTTAACCTGATACCACACCGGCTTGGTACGTATGTGCAAGTCAGTAAACAACTTTTATTGCAATCAAGTATCGGAGCTGAAAACTTCATCCGTAACGATCTGGAGACCGCTGTCAGGCTTGGTGTGGACCTTGCTGCAATCAATGGCAGCGATTCTGCAGGGCAGCCCTGTGGTATCCTGCAGGTTACAGGTATAGGATCAGTGCTGGGTGGAACAAATGGAGCTGCTCCCGATTGGGCTGATATCGTTGCTCTTGAAAAGGAAGTTGCTGTTGATAATGCCGATATCGGTGCATTGGCTTATCTCACTAATCCCAAAGTGAGGGCTAAACTGAAAGTCATTGAAGTGGCAACCAATACAGGTATATTCGTATTTCCGCAAAATGAGAGCATGATGAATGGATACAGGGCTTTAATAACAACACAGTGTCCGTCAACGCTCGACAAAGGTACAGCCACAGGAGTATGCTCTGCCATTATATTTGGCAACTGGAACGACCTGATTATCGCTCAGTGGGGTGGGCTTGACCTGGTTATCGATCCTTATACCGACGCAAAGAAAGCCCTGGTGAATATGGTGATAAACAGCTGGTGGGATATCGGCTGCCGTCATGCAGAATCCTTCGCAGCCATGAAGGACGCTTTAACCACTTAATCCGTGTTCTGTTAAGAATCTATTTCCCTGGCTTTTGCCAGGGGATGGATTTTTTAAAGAAAGGAAATTACCATGGCAAAAATATGGATAACATTTTTAAAATCACCAACAGGCATAGGTTACGCGTATTTTGCAGGAGATACCGCTGAATTTGAAGAAAAAACCGCGCATGAACTTATGTCTCTGGGATTTGCAAAACCTGTCTATAATATTGAATCTCAGAATGGTTATTCTGATTTACCCGATGACATACCGGGACGTAAACTGCTTATAGCTGCCAATATTAAGACTATGGAGGACCTGCGGTCAATCAACAATATAACAGATATTGAAGGCATTGGTAAAACCGTTGCCGGATTTATTAAAGGATACCTCAATAAACATCCTGCATAATGGCTTTGAAGATTACATCCGGACCGGCAACAGAGCCCATCACACTTGCTGAAGCTAAGCTTCAGCTTAAAGTGACCGGCACTGATGAAGATGCACTGATCACAGAGCTGATAAAATCAGCGCGTGAGATGGTGGAGGACATCGTTGGACGGCAACTCATGACTGCAACGTATGAGTTGTACCTTGATGCATTCCCGTCCGGTGTGATCTCATTAAAGCCCCCGGTGCAATCTATCAGTAAGGTGGAATATATCGCTTCCGATGGCTCCGTATACGGCACACTGGCAGCGGGTGAATACCAGTACGATCTTGTATCGGAGCCGGTCCGCCTTATGCCTGCCTATGATCACTCCTGGCCATCAACTAAAGCGGTTCCTAATGCTGTTAAGGTGACGTTTGTTGCCGGATATACTTCCGCAGCAAATGTACCGGTAAAATTTATAAACGCCATGAAGCAATTCATCCAGTTTATGTATTATAACCGTGGTGATGAAGGTCATCGCACTATACCGAAAGCGTTCTTTGATTTATTGTCTGATCGCGTTTATATGATATAGCCATGGAAGATATACCTGTCGGACAGTTTCGTGAAAAAATCATCATACAGAGCGCTACTGTATCACAGGATTCTTATGGTGAAGAAGTGGAAACATGGAGTACCTGGGCTACAGTGTGGGCTGTGGTAATCTATAACACAGGAACCGAAGGCGTTCATGCAGCACAGGAAGTGGCCATCAAGGATGTAACATTTCGGATACTCTACATCAGTGGCGTGACAGAACGCATGCGTGTCAAGTGGGGTAATGATTACTACGACATAAAGTATGTGACTGAAGTGGGTATACGTAAGTTTAATGAGCTGGAAGCCGTGAAAATCGATAATAAAACATAATGCCTGATATCGTATCTATTGATATTTTAGGATTCACAGAACTTCAGGAAATCATAAACGACCTCCCCCGCAGGATGCGATATCCGTTAATAATACGGGCATTAAAAAGAGCGGGAAAGCCATTGCTTAAAGAAGCGAGATCCAGAGTGCCGATATCAGGAAAAAAAACAGTCGTTAAAACAGTCAGTGTTTATAATAGAAAAAAAAAGCAGTACGTAAAGTCAGAACGTAAGCGATCGCCCGGGCAGTTGAAGAGATCATTGGGAATGATTGAGGCGCGTGATAAGTTAATGCCAGCTGTGTGGGTTGGCCCGAGAAGAGGTAACAAGGCTAAAGATGATGGGTGGTATGGTCACTTTTTGGAATTCGGCACCATAAAACAGGGAGCACAGCCATATATGCGGCCATCTTTCGATCAACAAAAAGAGCAGATCCCCGAGTTAGTCCGAAGGGAATTGGAAGCGGAAATAGTAAAGGTCTTCAAAAAGGCAATGAAATAATGGAAGGTAAGGTTATAAAGAGTTTGCTGTCGGGCGTCATAACACAGGTTTATCCTGTTGTGGCGCCGCAGGATATCACCGGTAGTTACGTGACTTACCAGATTATTGACAAAGTGCCGTGGGATAGCAAGGGGGTTGTGGCAACAGTGGATGCAGTGCGCGTCACACTCAAGATAGTTGCAGATACTTACAGTGCATTAGCCACGCTGGTTGAGAGTGTGCGGACGGCAATGGATCAGAAAAGTGGCACTTATGCATCTATCGTGATTCAAAACGTGGTGTTCGACGATGAACGAGATCAGTACGATGAAGACTTGAAAAAATCTTATAAGGAAATGGACTTTTTAATTATACGAAATCGATAATATAAACCTTTAATACATTTAAAAATGGGAGCAAAAGACGGTAAATCAGCAATATTGAAAATCGGGAGTACCCAGTTTACTGGGCTTCTCAGTCAGGATTTTCAATACCAGGTCGATACGATCGACGTAACATCAAAGGATTCCAGCGGTCATAAGAATTTCATCGCCGGTGAGGATGGCGGCACTATGTCATTGTCGAGTGTATATGATCCTTCAGGAACTTATTCCCTTGGCGAGATATTCGCGGCAGCTTCCGGCAAAACCCTTGTGGCTTTGTACTTCGGCAGTGTCACTTCAACTGAGGAATATATCTCAGCATCCGGTATCATCACTTCAGTCAAATGGGGTGCGCCGAAAAACGACAAGCAGACTGTCGATGTCGACTTTCAGTTGTCAGGACTGATCGAATTTAAGACTGTTTAACAACTGACATGCAGTTAAGCGGCTATATAGAAAAGCGCATAGGTGGCAAGGTGCGGGCTTTTAAGTTTGGCATCGGTACATTTATGCGCTTATCGAAAGGCGAGAGTGTCGAGCTTGATAAAATTGATGAGTATATCAATGGCTTGAATGATTACGAACGCCTTGCAGTGATGCTGTATTATGCGGCGATATTTGGCTGCCAGATCAATGGATGGGCTGTTGATTTCAATAAAGCAAACGTTGAAAGCTGGATTGATGAGATATCCGATCAGGATCTCACAGAGATATGCAATGTCATTGACCAGGGGAAAATATTTGGTCATAAGCTTGAAGATATAAAAAAAAAGATGAATTAACGTGGGACGGCCTTGAAATATTCGCGTACGGTGAGCTCATGCTGATGCCCGATGCTCTTCAGATAATGACGTGGCGCGAATTCGGGTTTTTATCGGATGGATATTACAGGGCAGAACAGTTGAAATGGCTCCATACACGGGTAATAGCGACGATGATATATAATCAGTATCATAAAAAACCACTGAAGCCTGCGGAGTTTATGCCATTGCCAATTGATGAGGAAGGGGAGGTTGAACTGGTTTCTCTTGAAGAGTTTGAGAATATGAAAAAAGCATGGAGGTTGAGTTAAATGGCCGGTGAAAAAACAATAGCGAATCTTTCTGTTCGTATCGGTGCCGATGCCAGGGCATTCCTTGCCGAAATGAATAAATCCAACGTTGCGCTTAATAAATTCGGTAAAAGTACTAAGTCATTTAGTGGGACCATATCCAGTTCCTTCTCGTCCGGGTTATCCAAAATAGCTGCAGGCGCTGTGGGATTGATGGCTGTGAGTAAATTAACCGATGTTTATGGCGATATTAAACAAACCATTTCTGAATTCGAGACTTCCCTTAATGAATTATCCTCCATCACCGGCGCTACCGGCGATGATCTGGATTATCTGAAAGATAAGGCCATAGAACTATCCACTGCCACTGATTCAAGTGGAGTCAGAATTAATAAGTCTGCAAAGGATATACTGGATGCCATGAAGCTGGTGGGATCCGCAAAACCTGAATTACTTCAGACAAAAGAAGCCCTTGCTGAGGTCACAAAACAGGCTATCATACTCTCTCAGGCCGGTGGAAGGAAATTCCCTCTCGAGACAGCAGTGTCAGCAATGACAAGCATCATGAATCAGTTTGGGTTAGGTGCATCTGAAGCATCACGAACCATAAATGTGCTTGCTGCCGGAGCTAAATATGGCGCCGCTGAAGTTCCATATTTATCAGAATCCATTGTTAAATGTGGGGTAGTTGCAAAAACAGCCGGTTTATCTATTGAGGACGTCACCGGTATCATGGAGGTGTTTGGTGAAAAAGGTATTCAGGCCGAAATAGCCGGTACTGGTTTCAGAAATGTGTTGTTATTTCTACAGAAAGATGCAAAAAATTACACCAATGGACAATTTGATTTCAACAAAGCTTTAGGGAATCTCACTCCCATTATGAACAACACGATAGAGTTGGAAAAGATATTCGGGCGTGAAAATGTCGTTGTTGCTCAAACACTCGCACAAAATTCTGAAAGGTTTAAGGAATTAACAGGACTGGTGACCGGTACGAATGTGGCTTATGAGCAATCCATAACGAATACAAAGGGATGGACGGTTGAAAATGAGATAGCTAAAAATAAATGGGACGCTTTAGTTCTGTCGATGGATACCGGTCAGGGTGTGCTGTCAAAATTGGGTATTGCATTTGCTAAATTAAAAGGAGCTGTTGCCGATGGATTGACTGCTCTTGCCGAGGGTGCTCCCGATAAGGCCAGGCTGCAATTTGATGGATTAATGGAATCCGTGAGTAAATTTTCACCCAAAGAACAGCTATCTGAATTATCATCATTGATAACCGTCTATTCGAGGAACATCGAAAAGATGAAGAAGGATCATGAGGCGGCGTTTAATGCGATGAATAAAAGGCAGAAAGCTGCAATCGATAAGCCTTCTCTGAGAGGTACTGAGGTTTCTGATTATCAGATAGCAGAAAAAGAACTTATAAAGTATACCGCCGTTCTTGATATGCTTCAGGGACAGCTTGCAAATGTGAAAGTACAGACACAGGGTATAACGGATCAGCAAAAGACCCAGATCAGCCGGTATAACCAGTTAACAGGATCATCCCTGGATTATTCAAAAGCATTGAATACAGAGCAATTGGCAACTTTAAATAAATCGGACGCCGGTAAAGAATCTATTGGATATTATAAACAATTGCAGAATGAACTTAACGATTTAAATGATAAAAAACTAAAACTTTCTAAAGCGGATAATGCTGAACGTGGCAGGATCAATGACAGTATTAAAGACATTCAAAACAAAATAAAGGCTCTCGATGAATTATCTGGTGCTTATAATGATCAGCAAAGCATAAGTAAGGTATCAAGCATTACAACTGACATATCAGTAAAAGCTCCAACGGAGGAGATAGTTATCCAACCCCGTGCTGATGCCAGTCAGTTGTTTTCAGTGCTGCAAACAATTAAATTCAGGCTTATAGAAACAGGTGGGGTGGGTGAGGGAATGTCGGGTATTATCGGATCTGCTTTTTCCGATGTCACTAAGGCAGCTATGAATTATGTGGAGTATATGAAAACTGTCGATAGTTCTTTAAAAAATGCTTCGATTACGGGGAATGTTTTCGGGGATAAAATTGGAGAGATATCTGAAAAAATTCAAATACAAAATGAAACCCTCCGGCAAACAGCTTTGGTATATGGTGAAAATAGTGAGGCTGTTGTAATATTGAAGGGAGAATTAACAAATTTACAGGATCAATATACGCAACTAACAAAAGAGGAAGCATTTGTACTTTCTATGAATCAAATGCTTGGTGACGCGATTGTTGAAACATTTACCGCAATAGCATCCGCGGTAGTATCAGGACAAGATGTATTTGCTGCTATCGGGGCTACGTTGGGTGGTTTTTTGGAGAAAATTGGTGCAGCATTTATGGCTTACGGTATTGCTGTTGCAGCATTTGAGTCAGCATTTGAGGTCCCATGGGTTGCCATCGTGGCGGGTGCGGCTCTGATTATAGCGGGTTTAGTGGTAAAAAACCTGGCTGCAAAAGGACCTGAAACACCATCGTATGCCGAAGGTGGTATTATTACCAAGGAACATGAGGCTATTGTTGGTGATAATCCGAATGAACCCGAGGTGGGATTTTCTTTGAACCCGGTGGCTCCAAAACGTCAGTTAAGTAACGGTAAATTGCCACCATTATTGGCAGCGCCGGCATCAAAAGAAGAAGAAATAATTAAAAGCATGCAGGTTATCAGGGCCGCCGGTAAAAAGACAAAAGAATATACGTCCATCGTTGCCCCTTTACTTGCTGGTATAGGTCTTACAAAAGGAAAACATCAGGCTGCAGCCGATGATAATCCGCAGGAACCCGAGATGAGTTTCGAATTATACAACAAACCTCAGAAACGTAAAGTCGGAAAAGGCAGTTCACCATCACATCCATTTGTGGTTGCTCCGGTTTCAAAGGCTGAAAAAATAATTGAACGCATTCAATCTGCCAGGGATGCAGGGAAAAAGGTACATGAATATACTTCTGTCATCGCACCCATGCTGGCCGGTGGCGGTATGGTCAAAAAACCGACAGTAGTCATTGCCGGTGATAACGCAAATGCATCACAGGATCCCGAAGCCATTATGCCTGTTTCAAAGTTCGCTGAATTCATGCCTAAACTCCCCGACATGACTAATATGATCGGGCCGTTTATATCACATTTCAATCGTCTGAAGGAATCATCACCTGCTCAGACACTGATGAATAATATAAAATCACAGCCCGGGAACATACAGATTGACCTGGCTGGTGAATTTAAAATAAACGGCGATGATTTATTGTTACAAATTCGCAGAGCTGAACATAAACGTAACAGGGGTGGGTAATGGCGAATCCGAAATATAAAGGTGAATGGCTCGACTTCAGAAATAATCTGTGGCGTATCGATATTTACGATAAGGAGGATCCCAGTACCGGAACACCCGCCTCTGTCATTGCCCGTTTTCATGGCGCTCCTACACTTAATTATGAGGGTGATGAGACGAATATCTGTAATACGATAATTCCTGCCTCGCTTGAATTTTCTCCAATGGTCGAGGATGATGACCTGGAAACGTTTCTCAATTCCGTCAATAGTTCTTATGAGGGAAAGTACCTGGCTTATCTGTACCTGAATAATGATTTTTACTGGGGTGGAATTATTCTCCCTGATCTTTCCGGAAAGAAAAACGCACCGAAGCCATACGCGGCGGCTCTCACTGCCACCGATGGATTTATGAAACTGAAGGATATCGATTATGATAACGATGGAACACTATACACAGGGCGTGCAAGTTTTATTAATCATCTGAAATTTGTACTTGGAAAATTAGGTGTGCGGGATTATCTGCCCGCTGATCAATTTCTATTATGTGTTATCACCGACTGGTATGAAGACAGTATGGTAGCCAATCAGGATCCATTGGTGATATCCGATTTAGATCATGAGAATTTTCAGTATATCGATGATGTCGGCACAAAGCGCGGCATGAATTGTTATCAGGTATTGGAGGAGTTGGTACGGCGCTGGAATGCCCGGATAATCCAGGAGTATGGTTACTTTAAAATTATACAGTTCGGTGAGCTGGTGAAAACCGGTACAACGCTTATCTGGACCAGGTATTACCATGCAACTGGATCTACGTATGTAAACGTATATGCATCATCGTTGTTGTCTTCTGCATTCCAAACGCTATCAGGCGGGTATTACAAGTACCTGCAGCCTTTCCGCGAAGTCACCGTCAAATATAAATATAAAGAATCGGTGGCTCAGAATTTATTAACTGATAATACCCCTGTTATATATCCTGTTCCTGATAACCTTAGTTTGCCAACTATACCCGGTGCTGGTGGTGAACAAATATCATTCGATGGTATTGTAAAAGCCGAATATGACCAGGATGCAGGTGCTCCATTTGCACATAAAGTCCATATAAGTATTTACCTGACAATAGCATGTTTAGGCGTCGGCAGTAAATATTTAACAAACAAAAATGGCTATAATGAATGGAGTGATACCAATACCGACAGGTGGGAAATGGATAGCATTATGCAGATGAAACGGCATTATACTCTATTAATTCCTGTTTCTTTCATCACACCAGAGGTACCTGCCGAAGGGACAGGTACATTCAGTTGCACTATAAAATTGTATGATTCTGATGATAATGATATCACCGGTGATATACCTGCTGATGCTACATTTTCAAGTTCAGCTATCAATTTTGTTTTGAAAATGCTTTATAGCGATGGCACCCTGGGGGAGGGAAGCATCCTGTTTAAGGTAACCAATACCACCGATGGAACCACTCCGGTGATGTCAACCTGTAAAAAGGAACTCACTGATATCATCACCGGTGATAAGCCAAAGCCATTCAGCCTGGGAAGATTGAAAGCATATAACGGTGTTGCATGGTCCAACTCCGATATCTGGAAAATAGCCAACACAGGCACCGGTTACGACATCAACCAGCTTCTGCTGCGTGAAATACTGGCACTACAGCGTATTCCAAAAGAGTCCTACCAGGGAATGCTGAAGATTACCACAGGCCATATTTCAGCTTGCAAGCTCTTAAATATTGACAGCTCTAATTATATGATGCTGCGTGGCCGCCTGAATATGGTATCGGATGAGTGGGATGGCGTATGGGTAAAGATGACTATCGACCGTACAAATATCCTTGATGCCACTCCGGCATATACTACTGATAGTAATGACTCAGGCAGTGGATCGTCGGGAAACAGCAATAATGAATTATTGAATGGTGTAAGTGATTACAGGCAGGGAGTGCTTGCACTGACAGCCGGGGTGTGGAGTACCATTACATTCGATAAATCATTTGATAATGGTAATTATACTCTAACACCTTTACAATCAATGACTGATATTTTTGAAGTTATGCAGTTGCGTATCAAAGATATCACAGCCACAGGCTTTAAGGTTTGGGCAGCAAAAAACAGTACATACAGATGGTTAGCAATTAAATCAACATAAAAATAACAAGGAGGATCAACATGAAAAAAATATTATTTCTCATGGCATTCACACTGCTTTCATTTTATGGGATGGGGCAGAATGCCGGTACTACGGTGCTTTTAGCATCATATAACATAGCATCACACGGTGATACCCTGATTATTTTCAACTCCATTGATATGGAAAAGCGGAGTTATGCCTGGCGAATGGATGTGACCTGGAGCGGACTTACAGGCACTCTGGATGGAACTATCATACCAAAGGTATCAGCATTACCCGATTCACTGTTAACCAGTGCACTTTATACAACCTATCCTGATATGACTGCTACGACTTTATCGGTGGCCGCTGGATCTACAGCCTTCGAAGATTATACCTTTCTTGGCCGAAAGATGGGATTGTATATTGATAAAAATAATATCTCAGGTGGAATTATCAAAGTCATCATAACCTTTAAAAATTAAATACAATGAAAAAAATTATATTTTTATTCATAGCGGTAGCCTCTTCGCTAATTGCTATAGCCCAGTCAGGGATAACACACCGTTCTTCGGGATCTGTTAATGTATCCCTTGACTTTGGAACAACGAAGTTAGAGAGCGATACCCTTGAGGGTATTGTAATCATTGGTGACGTTACAGGTGATTTATTTGGCAACGTGACCGGAAGCGTGTGGACTGGATCACTGGATGTTTCGGGTAATGTATCAGGTACAAATTTTTATGGAGTGACATTCATTGGCGATCTGACAGGTGGTGTAACCGGTAATGTTAGCGGAAGCCTATATGGTAATGTCACAGGCGATATAAATGCTAATATCATTATAGGTGATAGTATATATGGTAATTGGTTTGGAGGTGCCGGCAGAAATACAGCCGAGTTTATCGGGAATGTGACCGGCGATGTTACCGGAAACGTGACGGGGAATGTCATCGGTGATTTAACTGGCGATGTTACAGGTGATATAATAGGTGATGTCGATGCAGACACAGTTTATTGTTCAGTACTTGGTCAAACAGGTGGTAATTTGGCGATAGACTCAGATACAATTACCAGCGCACCAATCTGGAAAGGTCAGTTTAGAGTTGGTAATTATTTCAATATTGCAACAACTGGAAATGTCGCTATTGGTTCGACAACATCTGCTTATAAACTGTCAGTATTTGGCAACGGAATGATAAGAGATACTATAGCCACCACAAGAGTTCAGGCATTGACAAGCGGTGGCACAGCCGGATTACTCTACTTGGGACGGACAACTGATAAAATTACAATCATCGGCGATACCATGACAGATGGAACAGCTCAATGGAGCTCAAACTTATTGAAGGGATTTACATCAGTAAGTGCAGGAACCTTAACGGACGGGACAGCTTCAATTTCAGCGGGTGCAATTTCTGGAGTAACTACACTAACAACAAACAAGGTTAAGGTAGCGGATAGCATTGCATTTAAAAAATGTCGCATATTTGAGTTTCGTGATACTATGGTTAGTGTTCATGGAGTAGATATATGCAGATTTGCACCACCGAGATAAACATTAATATATGAAGAGATTATTTTTAACACTTCTGTTTTTTTCTACCCTGGCATTGTCAGGCCAGACCTATTATATTGACACCGTAAAGTTTATTGATACTAACCTGGTTGATAAGGGTGAGATATACCGGCTGCGTGCAGTTGGTGATACTATTTTTATCAATAATGATACAATTATCAATTCAGCAATTGAGATCGATCCTATTTGGATATCCGACAGCACCGACTACCTTCATCACAACGATACCAATACGAAGGTAGCGAGTCGCAAATGGGTAACGGATAAGAATTACCTCACTGGAAATGATGGTGACTGGACTATTTTGGGTAATAATCAATATAGTGCAGTTAGTGGGAATGTAGGTATTGGCACCACGGATCCCATTGCAAAACTGCACATTAAATATAATACCAATACAATAGGATTGGGTATTACCCGAGTAAGTGATAATGCCGGGAATCCATTATTACTATTTCGTAAAGCCAGGGGTTCGATAGGTACTGAAACATCAGTCCAGGTAGGTGACTACCTTGGACTGATTCGCTTCGAGGCTTATGATGGTAATTCCTGGGTTGAGGGTGCTTATTTGCGTAGTCAGGTGATGGCCATTAAAAACGATACAGCTGGTGCGGGGTTATCATTTTGGACAAGTGATTATTCTAAACCACTTTCAGAAGAACGTATGAGATTAACCCATTTGGGAAATCTCGCGATTGGCACAACTGTCGCAACCTCTAAGCTGGAGGTGGCAGGTAAAATAACAGCACAAAATTTACTACTCAATAACCTGTCAGTAAATACAGGAAAATCAGCACTTGTTGTATCAGGAAATGAGGTTTATTCAAATGATTTATCGGATGACTTTGCACCGATTGGTATAACAGGTACAGTAACGTCAGTTGGGTTAGCCATGCCATCAGAAATAACTGTCACGAATAGTCCTGTCACCACGACGGGTACACTCACTGGAGCATGGGCGACACAAACCACAAATAAAGTCTTTACCTCTCCAAATGGAACTACAGGTGTACCGACCTTTCGTGCTTTGGTAGCAGCCGATGTACCGGCTCACAATAGTTTGACAGGTTATATTTCTCAAGTACATTACTATCAGAAAAATATTGACACAGTCAAAACATCATTGACTGGATTAGTTAAAGCGACAGCCGGTCTACTTTCTACTATCACGGACAACTCTGCTAATTGGAACACAGCGTATGGCTGGGGCAATCACGTCGATAATAGTATTACAAATGAAGGAAGTTTAACTGTAGGTGCAGGGGATGCTAATAATAGTCATATCGTCAGCAATACAAGTGGAAGTACAGATGTCATAATAGATGGAGGTGCAAATATAACGGTTACGGAACTTTTAAGCACAATAACAATATCAGCGACAGGACTTGGAACAGGTAATGTAAGTAGTTCGGGAAGTCCTGCCGATGACCAAGTGGCAATATGGAAGACATCATCAACTATTGAAGGTGATGCAGATTTAGTTTTCAACGGAAGTAACTTAGGAATAGGAACGACCTCCGCACGACAGGTTCTTGATGTTGTAGGAAAAGGTATATTCAGCACTAACGTTGGTGTGGGTTTGACTAACCCTATCCATAACTTATCAGTGACCGGAATAAGTTATTTCAGTACGAATGTCGGAATAGGGACAACGGTAGCGAGGCAGATACTCGATGTAATAGGCATTGGCATTTTCTCAACCAATATCGGAGTGGGCTCAACGGCTCCGGCAACGGCTTTAGACGTGAACGGCGTAGTTACTGCAACAGGAGGCACTTCGACAGATTGGAATGAAGCACATGGTTGGGGCAATCATGTTGATAATTCTGTGTCAAATGAAGGTTTGCTTGATGTAGGTGCTGGTACGGCTTCCACGTCTCAGATAACAAGTAATACCTCAACCAGTGCGATTGTAACTTTAAAAGCTGGTTCTAATATAGCACTCTCAGAATCCGCTGATACAATAACGATAGCAGCAACAGGATTGGCTGCGGGAGATATGACAAAAGCGGTGTATGACACTGATGCAGATAACATTGTAGATAATTCTGAAAAAGTTAATGCAGCCTTAACAGCAGGACTTGGAATAGCGGCTGCAGGGACTTTTGATGGAGCGACAGCCCGCACCTTTGCTCTTGGTAATTCCACTACGGCACTCACCGACCCGGGAGCAGATAGGATATTATTTTGGGATGAATCAGGAAATATCGTCACTTGGTTAACGGTATCGACAGGTTTACAAACTGCAACAACAAACCTGACCACAAAGGATAGTGAAATTAACCATGATGCTCTGTCAAATTATATCGCTCAAAAGCATTATTATCAAAAGAATATCGACACCGTCAAAACCTCATTATCAGGGCTTGTTAAAGCGACAGCCGGTTTACTTTCAACCGTTACTGATAACTCTTCAAATTGGAACACAGCTTATGGCTGGGGTGACCATGTGGATAATTCAGTAACCAACGAAGGTAAACTAACTGTTGCAGCGGGTGGGGCAACGGATAGTAGAATAAGGTCAAACACCACAGGATTTCCGGGTATTGTTATCGCAGCAGGTTCAGGTATGACCATCACAG